CAGACCGACGGGCACCAAGGGCCTGCCCGGCGTCATACCAGACGTTCTCGCGCACGTTGTATATGATGGCGTCGGTGCATTCAGTCGCATCCCCACGGGGATAGAACCACCAGATTTCGCCGTACCTGGGCACCTTGGTGACCCAGACCTTCTGACGCTGAGAGTAGTTCAGGTTGTCGAAGAAGTAGTTCTGGTTCATGCCGTTTGGGATCTCCTTGACAACGCCGTTGTAGAGGAGAAACCGGTCGACACCGCACCAGTAGTAGATCCCGTCGTACTCAATGGCCGACTGGGATGACAGGATTGAGGACTGACTGCTGATGATGTCGTAGCGCCAGAACTGAGGGGGTGTGCCGGTGCCGCCGATGAACGACACGCGGATGAGGCTGTCAAGGCTCCAAAACAGCCCAGAAGGCGCGTTGGAGCCGCCCCTGACGGGTAGCCCCTGGACGATCTTTCCGGTGGCCACGTTGGTCGCATTGGCGTCCGCAGAAACCCAGTCATCCAAGTTGCCGGCAGAGCAATTTTGAATCAAGCCGTTGTTGCCGTACACGAACAGGTACGGGTGCAGGGACACCACGCCGCCGGAGACGGAGATGTTGTTGTCGAACGTGACAGTCACCGTAGCCGAAGCCGTAGCATTGTTGGAGATCGTCACGCTGGTCGTCGAAACAGACACCACGGTAGTGTTGGCAGGGATACCCGCACCGGTCACAGTCTGCCCGGCACCGACAAAAGGATTCACTGCGGCCAGGGTGATGACGTTGTTGCCGCTTACGGTGGTTGCCGAGTCGGTAAAAACGCCGACCTTGGACATGGTCGAGCCGTTGATGTTCCCGGCCAAAACAGGGGTGTTGGCGGTGCTGTCAATCGCAACAAGATTCTTCCCAGGATGGGCAACAATCGTTTGCAGACCAGACCCGGATACATCGTAGAAGCCGTCGAACTGCCAAAGGTTCAATGGAGACGCGGTAAAGTTGGACAGCGTGAAATTGGTCACGCCGGCACCGATACCGTTGTCGTCAATGACCAAAACTTGCAAGCCGTCGCTGTACCCGCTGAAGATGGAATTGAACGAGTCTTGAGGGTTGACCCAGATGCCGCGAGAAGGCCCGCTCAAGCCGTCAGAGATGACCCGGTAGCCGCCGATCTTCCTGGGGCGGCCACGCTGAAAGCGCACCCACTGCCCATCGTTGTAGAAAATCTTGTCGTAAACGGTACCGTCACGCTGGATTCCAGCCCGCGTGTCGAGCGAGAAGACCTTCTGCGTCATTTAGAACGCCCCGCCTTGAACACCGCCGCTAAAGATGCCCGTGCCGGTAATCGACAAGCCGGTGGTCGTCAGACCAAAATACTTCGCACCAAGCACGGCGATGCCGAACTCTCCAGAGCCTGGGCGATAAATTCCGGTTGATGTCTCGCTTGCGAAGTTGAGCGACGGGGCACCCACAGAGCCATCAACCAGGGACCGATTGACAGCACCAGCGGCAATCGTTGAGGCGTTGAGCAGGTTGACGGAGTCGCACAGCAAGATAACCTGCTGACCGGCGGGAACGGTTGCCGTTGCACCACCAGAGCCGGTGGTGAACGTGATCTGATACCCCGATCCACCGCCATCGGTCTGATTTGTGATGTAGTAAACCTGAACCGTCTGCGGCAAGGTGACCGTCACGTTGCCAGAGAGTGTGCCGGTGTACTTCTGCACCACGTTGGATGCTTCCGACGAGGTCAGGGTGTACGAGCCAGAAACAACCGCCTTGGTCAACTGCGTGAAGTTGAACTGCGTGCTGCGCCCCAGACCGACCGTGTAAAAGGCGCTTCCAGAGCAGACGATGAAAGCCGAATCAGACGGCTGCAAGGAAATGCTCGCAAGGCCGTTGATCAGGCCCGAAGCCGGGCTGACAGCCAAGGCACCGGTTCCGCTGTTGCGGATCATCAGGAACCAGTCGTTTCCAAGGGTCGATGCACCCGTCAGGCTCAAGGTTCCAGATCCGCCCGTCCAAACGTAGGAGGCCGCCCGGTCAGAGGCCACAGCCGTGTAGTTGGACGAGAACGTCTGAACCGTATGGGACTGATTGAGGGTCGTGGACAGAGCCTTGAGGCCATACCCTGCCAGGGTCGAAGCATCTGCGCTTGAGCTTCCCACGCCGAAGGAAATGACCCCCCAAGTGCCCGATTCAGTGGCGTTGCTGGTGATGTAGATGTACTTGGCCTCGCCAGAAGCCACAGCAACGATGGTGTTGCCGTTGTAGTCGGCCACCGTGAAGGTGGTAGCACCGACGTTGCGGATCAGCGCGTCTTGACCGACAGAGGCCTGATTGGCCGGCGGCATCTTGAGCAGCAGGCTGCCCGCCGTGGCCGAGACGTTCATGATCCTGGCGGCAGCATTGTCCGTGTCGCTGCCGTTGATCGGCCAGGACAGGGTCGTGGTGACGCTCAGGGTAATGGCACGGAACGATACGTCCGTCGGCTGGATCACCTGACCGGTGAAAGGGCTGGTAAAGCTCATGAATCCCTCACAATCGCCTGACGGTCAGCCACCCTGGTGATGTTCTCTTCCTTCAGGACTTGGATGATGCGGTCGTAGTTGCCCTGCCACATCGGCATGCGCTCGTCGTTCTTGAGGAACGGCATGGCCTGGAGCAGGGAGCCATAAAGCAGAGCCTGGGGGGCGTACTGCGTGAACCAGTTGGACTGGTTGCTGGAGTCAAGAGGCTGCAAACGCTCGTAGTACAGCACCTCGTAGTTGTACGCAACGTCAGGCGTCGGGCCGATCAGCCAGTGCTCGTAGTCGTAGTCGCAGAAGAACTTCGGGGCCGCCTCCTGAGCGGGATCCGGCCAATACTCTCGGATGTACTCGTAGGCGCGGATGAGCACGGGCTGGCGCTTGCCGTCGACCGTGACGTTCATAGAGACAGTTTTTCTCCAACGCGCAGGCTTGGCGATTACGTTTTCGCCCTGCACCATCTGGCTGGTGACCACTTGCAGATTGCCCAAAAACTTCAGATCGGCGGCAATGATCTGCTCCGCCAGCATGATGAACTGGGGGATCTTGTCAAGGGTGGCCTGATCGGTACGCTCCAGATACGACTGGATGTCCTCGACCAAGCTGTCGTATGTCATGACTGCGGCTACGGTCATCACCACACCTTCTTCTTGATAGATTCTGGCTGCGGGACAAATTGCTTGCCCTGTCGCATGCCTTCTCTTTTGGCTCGCGTTGTTGCCGCGTATTCAGAAGGTGTTAACTTCTCTCGTGCCTTTTTGGGCAGATACCGCTCGCCGGTTGCTTGGGATCCCTGCGTGGACGGCTTTCCAGACTTCGTTCCCCAGTCCTCTTTCGTCCACTGTGAGAGCGAATTATCCGCCTTCTTGGGGCCTTTGTAACCCCCCCCAGAAGATTTGTACTTCTGCGTGGCAAGCTGGGCCTTCCTGGCGCTCCATTGCCCAGGAGAGCCGCCTTTCCCGCTGGCTTTGACCTGGGAGACGATCCTGTCCCATTTTGCCGGGTCTGTCTTCTTTGCCGTGCTCATGATAGGAAAAGGGCCCTTTCGTCTTTGCGGCGCTTGTCCAGCCCTGGCAGCACTTTACCGCCGCCTTTGTTCCAAAGCAAGAAAGCGTCTGCTGCGCCTTCCCAATCGCCTCGATTTGCCTTGATGCGGATGCTGCTGCGCTGGAGATTGCCTAGCCCGAAATTAAAGGAAATACTGACCAGAGCGTCAAAGCGGCCTTGACGGCCAACACTGCCGGGCACAAGTCGTAAAACACCACGTTCAAAACTTGCGACATCCGCGTCGAAGAGATCGTTAATTTCCTGCTTGGACCAGACACGGTTGTCCTCCGGTTTCAATGGGTACTCCCTACGGATCATGGGAATGTCGGCCTGGGTCTTGCCCTCTGGCCGCATCATCGGCAGGCGAATCTGTTCTTGGTACAGCACATGGCCATAACCAATCGTCCAGATATGCGCCGGACACAGGTACGGGCGGTTTCTAAACCCCTCGTACTTATGCATCAGATCAGCGCCGGCCTTGCTCAGTTTCACTTCTTGCCCCAGGTCCGGGTACCGAACCAAAAGCCAATAATCGCGCCCAACATCGACATTTCATCAGGGCTGAAGATGATGTCCGAGTAGCGCAGCACGTCGTCCATGCTTTTGATCATTCCAGGGTTCGTGTACAGGTAGTAGCACAGGAACAGGTTGATCAGCACCAATTCAATCACAAAGATGTACGTCACCGTCGGGCGCACAGTGCCGACGTAGGAGGCAACCCACTTGTGGGCTCTGTCCAGCACCTTTTCGTCGTGTTGCAGAGCGGCCTCGGTCATCTGCGCCTCGGTCTGCATCATGATCTGATCAGTGCGGATTTCCTCAATGCGCTGCTGCGCGGCGTACCCCTGCGCAGCCAGAGCCAACTCACGCTCGTTTTGCATCCTGGCCAGGGCCAACTCGTGCTTCTGGTCGGCTTTGTTTTGAAAGTACTCAAGCAATTTTGGCAGGCCGGAAATCAGCAAGCCGCCGAGTGTGGAGATAAGTGACAACATACTATTTTCCTTGTGCCGTGGCTTCCACGATAAACCAAACAGTTGCGCCGATCACGACGAGCACA